AAATGAGCGAATACGGTTGTCTCGGGGTTGTGATTGCAGATGCCGGGGATGCGAACCAAACATGGCTGACCTCTTGCGGCTCGGGTATATTTCGATGCCATTAGTTTTCCTCTCGATACGTTGGTGGCGGCAGCACAATCCCAAGCTCTGCCGCGATTCGGTTTGTGTGCTCGATCAGTTCTGAATACTCGTCTTTCTTCTTGCCCTGTGAACTCGCAACAACCTCTCTCGACTTGCCGCCAATCTCAACAACTGTCGTGCCTAGAATCTCCAGCTTAACCCATTCCTTGGCTTCTGGTTCCGTGTAGCCCGTGAACTTGGCTATCTCTCGAATCTGGATATGCCAGTATGATTGCTGCTCGCCGGTATGATTCTCAACATAAGGCTCAATAGTGACTTGCATGTTCTCGTCACCGCGGATATTGCCGACCAGGTTCTTGGCTATCTCTCGTCGCTCCTTGCTGTTGATTATGATTTTCATAGTTCCTTGATTTCAGCGGCGACGGCTTCGGGGCTTGGCTCAGTCAAAGCCTCAATTCCTGGTGCTGATCTGGATAATCCTCAAAGTGCAAATCCAACAACTTAACGCCGACTAAAAACTTCGGCTGCTGCACCTCGCACCTCGATATGCAGTTTAAGTGCTGCGCGCTGGCTCCAACTTCGCGCGCTACTGTTTGCAGAGATCCGCGACTAGAACGCAGTCGGTTGAGGATTAGCGACCAGTCAATCACGGCAGCTTTGGATTAATAGGAGCGAAGGGAATATCGTCGAACCCACCACCACCAGGGCTATCACCGTTCGGGTTAGTCGTCGGCGTTGGTGTGGGCTGGCGTGGCTGCTGTGCCTCTTTCTTCTGTATCGAAAAGCTCAGGCTCGGTGCTTTCGGGTTTGCGCCTTCTTTCCGCTTCCAGGCCGAAACCCAGTATTCCTGACCCTCGACATTGATCGATCCTTTGAAGTCTGGATGCTTGTCGGTGTCTTTCTTGTCGTTCGGCCAGATTTGGCCCCGGTTCGTGTCGTCGTACTCGCTCATGTTCTTACTCCAATTAAAAAGTCAGTATTCCTGTAATTCGGATGTGGCCTGTATTTCCTATATTCCTTAGCCTTCGCTGATTTCGTCTCCGCCAAACGGATTTTCTTGCACGATGGCTTTCGGCAGGGCGCTCTTGAATACTGCGATTGCGTCATCCTGATCCCGCTTAAATATATATTGCTTATCTCATCACCGCACAAAGGGCAGGGGTGTAGAGGATATTCTATGTAGGCGCTCATTTCGGCCACCATGTAACCATCTGCGTACCCTTCACAGAGCATTTCCGGCGCTCGCCTTTCTCGACTGTGATGCCGGTGATATCGGCCAATCGTCTAGAACTTTCATGCTGGCCTAAAGCCGTCAACGCGCCCAGCTCCGCAGCAGTCTTGCCGGGGCATAGCTTCACCATCCTGCCGACTCTCTGCTGATGGTTGAACCGCGTCCCCGCCTGGTTAATCATCTCCTCTGCTATTCTTGAGGTGTCGGGATCGTGCTTGTGGCTTACTGGGATTTCAACTTGCATGAACGTGTCTCCATGTCTCGTAACGAATTACTTTCTCAATAGTCCGCTGGTGAACCTCGAATTTTTCAGCTAACCCTTTGGCGCTGAATTGACTATTAAGCCTCTGTATTTCGGCTTGCTTGAATTCGTGCGCCTCGCGAATTATGCGAACATCATCTGCCGTTAGCTTTCTGGTGGCGTTCCTGTTCCCGATGCTGTTCGCGTTCATTCTGCGATCCTCATGGCTGCGTAGTGAATCCTCGCGTTAAACCACCTGCGAATAACATAACTCCGCGCCAGGCTAATCAGCGTAAACCATGCCCCTATCCATAGGTTTGTTTGCAGGTCGACGTGAATACCGAAGAACGGAAACAATACAATCTGAGATATCAGCGCGACGAAATACCCAATCAGAATATTTATTCCCGATTCGATCAATGATCCTAGCCGGCTTTGCATGATATCCACTCCGGCACAATCATTGACTGTTCAGGACAGTAGTCTGTCTTATCCATCGTCACACCGAATATGCTCTGATGTGTTAGATCGCGCATGTGGCCCATCATTGCGCCCATCATTTCATCGTGCTGCTTGTCTTTTCGCTTGATGTTCGCGACTACCGCGCCTTCAGTGTCAGCCGATACGATGTGAACCGTTACACTGGATTTCTGACCATACCGCCACTGTCGCCTGACCGCTTGGTAGAATGATTCCCATGAGTCAGAAAGCCCGACGAATATACAATCGCTGGTGTTTTGCCAGTTCATCCCGAAGCCTGCTATTTTCGGTTTCGTGATTAACTTCTTCACATCGCCGCTCGCAAAACCCAGGAGCGCAGCAGTCTTATGCTTGTCAGTATCGCTGCCACGAATCTCAACAGAGTCACTAACCATCGACGCCAACAAATCAGCCTCAGCATTTAGATGACACCAGATAACACAACTATCTAACCTGTTAGCAATCGCCGCGGCCTGGGCGCATCGAGACTCAACCGAATCTTTGCGCGCCCTATTCCTGTCCAGTAATGATTGCGCTGGCTCAACAAACAAACAATCAGTCGGCGTTGTTTCAATAATATGTTCACTGTACTGGATAGATGGAAGATCATAGTCCGAACCATCAAACCCCAAATCAGCAGGCGACTGAATAAAAATAGCCCACGTTGATAACCACTCCCAAAAGCGAGATTTACCGTGTCCCTTTAGCCGCCACTTTGAGGTATCACTACCGTCATGGATAAAATACATTGCGAGCATTTCAACCTGGCTCATAACGCCTAAAAATTCAGACTGCGTTCCCAGTTCCATAAAATCATTCGGGCTTGGCGTTGCCGTGCAACTTAGTTTATAAGGCGTCCCCGCAAATACTTTTGTAATCTGCTTTCTGATCTTCCCCTGCATCCCCTTGAGTATTGACGATTCATCAAGAACGACTCCGCTGAATATCTCAGTATCGAAATGGTCTAGTTTTTCGTAGTTGCTGATGTATATCCCTGGTTCGGTAATCTCTGAATCATTAGCCACTACCGTAGCGGATAATCCAAACTTAACAGCCTCGCGCTCTGTCTGGTGCGATACCGCTAAGGGCGCGAGAATTAAAACGTATCCATCGGTATGACTGCATACTTGATCGGCCCATACAAGCTGGCACAGAGTCTTACCTAATCCCGTATCAAGAAAGAGCGCGGACCTACCACGTCGACATGCCCACGATATACAAGCATCTTCATGCGGTAGCAGATTGTCAGGGTATAGATCAGTAATCGGTTCAAACCCTGCGCCAATAGAATGTATTTTTTTGTCAGATAGAAAATCAGAGTAAATCAAAACAGTTCCTCCTGCACCTTGCTGGCTTGCGCCATATTCCGACAAGCTAAATCAAAGTAACTCGCTTTCAGTTCGGCCCCGATGAACTTACGGCCAAGCTGGACCGATACATAGCCCTCACTCGCGATTCCCATAAACGGCGACCAAACAACATCCCCCGGCATAGTCCATAGCTGCAAGGCGCGCTCGATCACATCAAGCTGTAGTGGGCATATATGTCGCTCGTCATCACTAGCCCGAGCCGCCCGAAACTGTAGCGTATTAGTTTGGCGTATATCGGTCCAGACTGGCGAAGCATACCTCTGCCAAATATCGATTGGCGTAGCATTTGAATTGGCCTCGACGTATGCCGTGCGGTTGTCGTCGTATTTAACCTCTCTGAAATTCGCTGGGACGTCTTCGCCTACAAAGTGATTTAACGGGCCTTCGACTGGTTTCAAGTTCTCGCCGGGCTTCCGCATCACCACTAAATAATCAGGTATTCCCTGGCGAGACATGCAAGAGTCTTTTTTAAGCTGCTTATGCAACAGCCCGAGTGCTTTTGTTCTCTGCATTGCCACGACTGGATCTTTCCAAATGCAAACCTCTGAATGATAGTAAAAACCAACATCCTGATAGGCTCGGATAATCTCGCCTCGGAAATCCCTAACGCCGATGTGTCCATGATTAGTTTTTGACGTGGGCAGGTTCATACAGTGAATAGCTACCAGTCGCCCCGGCTCCATTGCTCTGAATTGCTCACGGATCAAAAACTTATAATGGTCCCAAAACTCACCCGATGACTTGCTGTTACCCATATCCCTATCCGAGTTGCTATAGGTATACAGCGTTTCAAATGGCGGGCTGAATATCGAAAACCCAATAGAGTTGTCAGGAATGCCTGCGGCCACATCGACCGTATCTGCGTGATAAATCGAATAGTCATCAGTTATTACCTGATCTATTACTTGCTGGTCTATTGCTACATTACTCACTTCGCCCGCTCCTTTATGGTTTCGTTTGTTTGATTTATCAGCGCCAGGTGGGTCTGCAAAACTTTCCTGTCTTCTGGTTTTACCCAACAGCGGAACTCTACAAGACCCTCCGCTTTGCGCTT